CTATTTCCCTGTTGTATCCTTTTGTTTTTAACTGCTTCTTCAGCCTGTCATAACTGAACTTGGTTATTTTTTGGGTGTGGTAGGCGGTTTCCAATAACTCCAGAGCATCCTCGTCCTCTCCTTGGAAGTATAAGTTCTTTATCTGCTGTTTTATTGAGCCTTGGTAAGAAACAACCCCAACTCCGAACATTGAGCCCACAAACGCCCCAGCGCCTAATAAGATGTCTCCTGAACTATCCCTATAAGCATCCAGAGCGTCTGTTGATATTAAAGGCATAAACAATTCCTTGCCAAGATATTTTGCCAGAAACTTTATATTCTCAGGCGAGGTGTCTGTCGGGTCTAATCTTTCCCCCTCCCAAGTTTTTCCTCTCAAGTAGTCTCTTACCAAGGAAGGAATAGGCGCTGTTTTGTTTGTCAGAAAAGCCAAGGCTACATCATAAGCAGTTCGGGCGTTGTAGGCGTTTGAATTCAGAGCATAAACAACCCCAGTAGTGGAACTTTTCATAGAGCGGGTCGCCAATCTTGTCATCAAGGTAATATAGGGAGCAAGCCCTCCTGTTATGTCAAACCTCGCATTTCCTATTTTAATTCTTCCGAAATCACTGCTTCTTGGGTCAATTTCCACATCTGCCCCAGCCATTTTAGCCATCCCCAATATAGCCGCTGAAGTCCCTGCCAGCGTTGCCAGACTCCGTATTGCCTCTTTTCTGGCTTCTCCAGTTTTGATAATTGGATTTAAGAGCATCTGAACCCTTGAAGCAATCCATCTTGGGGAGAATAACACGGTTGCCAGCGAACGAGCCGCCCCTTCCGCCGAGCCCAGTGTCCCCCTGCCTGTTGCCGCTCCGATAGTTTCTGCTAAATCTTTTAGGGCTTCTTTGTCCTCCGTGATTTTAATTCCGTTCCTTTCCAACCGCTCAACTATGTTTACAAACCGATGAAATCTTAAATCGTTTAAGAAGCCGACAAAAGCCCTTTCCGAACCTCTTAAAATAGGAATTTTGTCAATCAGTTTAGAGGCAAAGTCTTCCTCTCTCTGGGTAAAGGTTTCGCCAAGAGAGGTCAATCCAAGTTGCCGCTTGACTGACATAACAGCATCAGCGTATTTATGCCTCATCATTTTAATTTCCAATTCATCCAGCGCTGTGGGGTCTTTGGCGTATCTAAACATCCTCCTGAAAGCGTTATTCCACTCCCTCGTTCCCATATAAGCCCTGCCCTGCCTTAAAGGGGCGGACAGGTCAAAGCCAACCTTTATTGCCCGCTCAACCGAGATATAATCAGCCAGTCTCTTCCGTGCTGCCTCGGATTTGCTTACAGACGGCGGGATGTCCGCCTTCAACTCACGGGCAAACTTTATCAGTTCCTGCTTTGCTTTCCAGTAATTGTCTCCCTGCTGCCACTCCTCTAAATTGGGCTTCTTTAACTGCTCTACTTTTTGGGTTAGTTTGACCAATTTCTGGGCGTCCTCATAACTGACCTGAACTCCCAATCTTTTTTCGGCAATATCCTGTAAAAACTGCTCCTGCTCGGCAGGGTTAAGGGCTCTGTCCAGTTTCTTTATTTTTTCAAGGATGTCCTTTCTTGCGTATTCTTTTAAGCCGCTCATTCTCTTTGCCCAAGTAACCAGTCCCCGTTTTTGGTTTTTTAATAATAATTTGCTTTCAAATTCAGCGTTGACAAATTTAGCATGCTGTTCTCCAACAAGGTCAGCAAAAAACCTCCTCCTCTGTTCAGAGGTCATATTCATCAGTTTCGCTGGGTTAATTTTCCCGCTTTTCAACGCTTTTAAGAAAGCGTCGGCGTATTTTCTCGGCAGACAAATCATAAGTGGTCTATTATCACTGCTATTAAGTATATAAGGGCAAAAATTCCTAATTCTTCAAATAAAGGGTCCATATTAGCATTGAATAGATTTTATAAAGTTTTCCCACTCATCGACCTTTAAGTAGTTTTTGGATAAAATCTTTTTCCCCTGTTTGACTAAACTTTTTGTGTATTTGACTACCTTTTCCCTGCCGCCGATTATTTTAACTCTGTCTCTTTGAATTTCAGACAGAAATCTGACAGGATTGTTTTTGTCCGCCTCCGTTAAGATGCTTATTTCCTGTCCTGACCTCGTTGCCCTTAAAGAAGCCAATCTTACCGCTAAAGCGGTATCTTGCTTCGCTTTTTCCTCCATCGCCAGAAAGATTGAGTTGTAAAGCAGTCCCTTTGGAGGCTCTTTTTTGCCCATCAAGACCTCCATCGCCTCGCTTTCGTTCTTGACAACATAGTCAACCGCTTTCTTGATTTGCTCCGCCTTGTTCATCTGTTTATAGGTGACCGTTTTGTATCTTTCGGGGGCTTTGCTTAATCTTTCAACTATTCTCTTTTCAAGACGGCTTGCTAATTCTTTGCCTTCTCCTACCGGCAGTTGTTCGGAAGGGACTTTTATTCGCTTTGGCTTGATTTCGGGTGTTGGTTTTTCTACTTTTATTACTGGTTTGGTTTTTGCTGGCTTCTCTACTTTTACCTCGTATTTTGCCGATGAAGTCCACGGCATCCACTTTTTAACTCCCTCTTTGGTGGTGATCTCCCTTGCCACATAGCCAGTTCTAAATCTGACGGGTTTTTCGCCTGTTATTTTACCTTCAAAGGTTTTGCCTTTCCAGTTTACTCTTACATAGTCGCCTTTTTTAGGGTAGGTGGAGATTTTTTGCCAGGTTTCTTTGAGGATAGGTTTGGCTTCTTTTACTCCTTTGACTGCTACCTTTACTCCTTTGACTGCAGAGGGTTTTACAATTACTCCTTTTCCCCAAATTCCTCCCTTTTCTCCTGGAAAGTTTGATGGTGTTTCTGTAAAATCAACAAGTATATCTTTTGGCTTGATAACTTTACTAACAAATTCTCCTGGCCCACTAAGTCTTTGTGCAAACTCTTTATCATGAGTCCAATATGTAAATCCCTGAGGTAGTTCGCTTTCTCCTGGATATTTATATAACCTTACTGGTTTGTTCGGTTTAAATTTACTTATTTCTTTCTTTATTTCAGGAGTTAATAACTTGAATGCTTTTTCTCTCTCGGCTTTACTACCAAAAAAGAAGAAATCTATCCATCTAAATGCTTTTTCGCTAATTCCTGAAGGAATCTTGCGTTTTGAGACTACTGGAATTTCACTTACTTGCAAACTCTTCACTTCAGAAGGTTTTATTTTCGGGGGGCTTATTTTCTTTATTTCTCCTACTTTTATTTCTCTTACTCCTCCTTTTGGACTCTGAAGTAATTTTTTATATATGCCCAGAAACTCTGTTGGAAAGGGGATTGTTTCTATTCCGCCTATATTTAATGCTGCATCTGTCCCTAATTTATTTGCAATTTCTTTGACTTTTAATAGTTTCTCAATATCTGATTTTTCTAAATCTCTAATCCAACTGCTTACTTTAGCTTTGTAATCCCAGGAAACTGCATGGTGTCCTCGCCGTTTAATCTCGATAATTTCTGCTAAATATGGATACCTTTTTGTTTTAACAATACGAACTGCTCCTGATGAAGTTTCTCTACATAATGGCCAATCTCCACTCTGTCCTATTGAAAATAAGTGATTTTTTACTTTAAAAAATATTTTAGGTTGTGCCTCTATTAGAACTTCTGGTTCTCCTGTTACTAAATGCAGAATTTTACGGGCCGCAGGAGATAATACAGAAGATTTTGTATAACCTATTTTTGCATCTGGAAAGTATTTTCTTATTTCTCTTAATCCCCTCAAATAAATTTCTTGCAACTTTTTTCTTTCCTTAAAAATTGTAGGAATATATCTGTCTTCTACTACAAGAAGCCACATTCTTTCCTTTTCTTCCTTAGGAATTCCCTCTATTTTGGCTTCTGCGGGCTTTTTTGGCTTTGAAATCGCCTCTACGGGCAATTCTGGGGCTTCTTCCTTTACCCTGATTTTTATTTTCCTTTCCAGTTCCTTTATGGCGGCGTCTAATTGCTTGTCTGTGGGTCTTTTTCCTTTGGCGATGGTCTTTTCAAGTTCTGCTACCGCTTTTCCTTTTGGGATTTCTCCCTTTTTAGCCGAGTCTGCGATGGCTTTGGGCAAAACTTCCTTTTTTAAGACCTGTTCGGGGCTTTTGCCGGTAGTTCTTTTGATAACCTTTTTGGATTGGTCTACCGCTCTTTCTATTTCCTCTAACGGGACAGGCTTTTTGAGTTTTATTTTTTCAATAATTGGTTCAAATACCTTTTCCACTCTTTTCATCGCCAATTTTAAGCCGGCTTTTAAGGGCTTTCTTACTGCGTAGCCGATTACCGGGAAGGCAACCGCCAAAGCCGCATCTATCATCGCCTGTTTAGCCCGTGAGCCGTCTTCGGGTTTGTGCAAAATCTGCCCAGTCCCTATAAAGGAAGCCATATTAACTCCTACCTTGCCTGCTTTTAATAGTTTTGGGCGGTTTAACAAGAAGGTAGCAACTGGTTTTACTTTTTCAAGTTTTCCCAGATAACTAATTCCTTTAAGGGCTGCCGCTTCCGCCGCTCCGTATGGCACAACCAGCCCTCCCATCGCAAAACCTCTTTCTATTTCCTTTTGGGCGGGGGTTAGGGTTTTTCTCCAAGGTTCGGTCAACTCCGCCCAGCCTTTTTCAATATCCAGTTTCCCTTTTGTGGCAAATCTGGTAACAGCGGACACAGGCGATATAACCGCTGTTCTGAAAGCCCCTTCCACTGCCGCCTGTATTCCCTTGGGAGATAAAAGCCCTTTTCTGCTGACAATCTTTCTAACGGCGGCCGGTATTTCCTTGATGGTTTGCTTTGCCAGTCCTACCGGGCTTGAAAGGTATTCCGCTCTTTTCATAGCCTGTTCCGCTTCCGCTTGAAGGCGGGCTATTTTTCTTTCTTTGGGCAATTCCTTTAGACCTATTCTCTGTTTCAAAAAGACATCCAGCCCGACAGGTTTAGACGGGAGTTCAATCCCTAATCTTTCAGACGGCAGTTTCACTCCTTTTTGTTTGGCAAATTGTTCCAAGGTTAAAGCCATATCAATAAATTCCAAAATCCTCGGGGTTTGCCCCCATCCTCATTATTTGTTTTCTCTTTTCTTCATCTGAAAATTGGTCTCCATAAGTTCCAAGCCACTCCCAAATAAGGGCGTCTATGTCTTTTGACTTTGGCTCTTTGGTTTGCAGAATTGGCTTTCTTGCCTCATCCCAAGCGGCTTGATATTCTTCCTCTGTCGGCTCTCTGCTTCTTTTCTCTCGTTCGGCGATTGCTTCCATAAGGGCGTCTCTTATTCTTTGTTTGAACCACTTGGGAGGGGTTTCCCTTGTTAAAAGGTCTTGGGCTTCCTCGTAGGGCAGACCTACCAAGCCACGCTTTGCCGCCCATTCAGACCACTTCACCGTTTTTTCTTCCTCCTTTTTCTCCACGCCGGGGATTTTCTCGTATCGGATGATGTTTCCTTTAGCGTCTCTCACTGCCCGATAAGGAATGCCGTTTGCCCACTTTACATCTTCTTCCTTTTCCACGCCAGGGATTTTCTCAAAGCCGGTAACCTTGCCGTCTTTGTCCCGAAGAACCCGGTAAGGCACGCCGTCAAGCACCTTAAATTCCTCCTCTTTTTCTTTGGGCAGTTTTTCAAGAACCTTCTCTATGTCATCCAAGGTATAGCCGCCCACCCACTCGCCTGTTGTCTCGTCGTAGTTCAACTTTGCAAACAACTCGGCAGGGTCTTTGGTGTCATACTGCTGGATTGCCGCTATGATGTTGTTTTCTTTGGTTATTTCTTCTTTTTTTTGTTCTAATTCTTGGTTTTTCTTAAAACTCTCTTGGTATAACTTCATCAGGGCTTCTATTTTCTTTTGGCGGTTTTCTTCAAGTTTGCCCAATTCTTCGGCGAATTTGTCATACTGCTTGTCATAGAGGGCTTGCTTCGCTTTTGCTATAAGCATGTCCCTTTCGGCTTCCAAGTTGGCTACTTCCTGCTGGGCTTTCATCTCCGCTGTGGAGATAATTCCTCCAAAAACCTCTCCGCCGTATCTAATTGCCCCTGTCCTGTATCCCAAGGTTTTAAGGGAGGCGATGTATCTCTTGCTGGCGTCCCTTACCTGCGATATGCGGTAATCATAATTTCTTTTTAAGGCGTCTATTAAGGCGGAGGTGGCGTCTTCTTCCGAGGTTGAAATTTGGCTGATTTTGTTCTTTACCGATTTAATATCTTCTTCTAAATCCAGCAGAGAGCCTGCTCCTTTTTTTAGAACTTGGGCGGTGGATTGGTCTACTGCTTCAATACTTTCCGGGGTCAGCCCCAATACCGCCAGTTCTTCCGGGGTGAGGGTTGTTTCCTCTGTAGGTTCTTCTTTCTTTGTTTCCGGCTGCTGCAAATAAACATATCCCCGCTTTTTTGCTTCCTCCACCTCGTTTGGCGATACTTCCACCTTATTGCCCTTTTTGTCCCATAAGGTGATGGGGGAAGGCTTTTCTCCAATTACTGCTCCGGTTTCTTTTTGGAATTTGTTTATTTTTTTTTGGGCTTCTTCGCTGTCAATAATAAGCGGTTCTTTTTTCTCGGTTTTGGGCTTGATAATCGGCAGATATGGCAGGTTTGGAATCTTGGAAATATCATTGCCTACAGATTTTAAGGCTCTCTGCTGTTCCTCGGTAGTGGTTAATTCTCTTCCTGTTGGGTCAAATAATCTTACTCGTCCTTGGTCCCATTTTTTGTAGTAGGTTGTTGGCATAGAATTTAGTCGTCCTGATTGACGTAACTCGTAGATGGAATATCAACATAAATGCGGAAATTTCTCCATTCCAACCCAGTGTAATTTCCATCAGTTTGTATATACAACTGCGCTAAATCTCCAGCGCTCCACCCAGAAATATCTTCTGAAAATGTCTGCCAACTGTCTGCACATTGCTCTCTCTCAGTTCCAACCGCTACCCCATTTCTATAAATCTTACCTCTTACACAGTATTCACCTCCACTGGTTCCATGTAAATCAAATTTAATTCTCAAAGTTCCCCCATGCGGAATTTTTATCTCCTTCTTTTTTGTCCAATTTGGTATATCTGCAGGTCCTCCTACCGTATCGGCAGATGCCTCTAACCAATCTCCAGCCGCAAAATCTGGAAAACATTTCTCCCACACTGGTGGACTCGTAGTTCCCTGCGTCTTCAAGCAATATCCGCTTGTCGTTGCATTTAACTGAACCCATTTAGAACCATCATAATATAAAATATCCCCTTGTTGTGAGCCAGTAATATCTATATCTCCGCTAAAAGTCGCTGTTGCTGAAAAGGTATGCTCCCCGCTCCAAGTAAAGTCCTCTGTCAAGTCCCAGAAGTTCTGGTTTATTTTGCCGTTGCTCTTTGTTACTACTACGGAGGTCGTTGCCGAACTTGAGGTTGAAAAGTATTGATTTGGCACAAATAAGGGGGCGGTGGTATCCCCGCTCGAGGCACTGCTCATCAACTCGCTGAGAGTTGCTTGCTCAACTAAGCCCTTGGTATTGGTTGAGGCGTCGGCAGCCCCGGAGGTTGCCACATTGTCCACATAAGCCTTGTTTACCAAATAAGACAAGCCGGTAATAAAGGAGTAAGAGTCGGTATTATACCTTGGAGGCGAAGAAGAAGAGAAAGTCCACACACCGGAAATAGTTTGATTTCTCTCCCTGTTGGCGTATTTCTCATAGTGCTGGGGAGGATTGGAAATAATAAGTTTCGCCCCGCCGGAGTGGCTTTTTGCCAAGGTTGAACTGGCGGTATAAGGATACTTCCCCTGCAGTCCCCTTGAGACGCCGGTCAGGGTCGCTTCCGACGAGTTCGGGTCTTGGCTTATGCCGGTAAAGGAGATGAATTCCTTTTTGGAAGTGCCCGGGTCAATTGTGGCGTATCCTATATCCCCGAAATCCGACATCGTGTATTCTTCGCCGGAAAAGGGGTCAGTAAACGACCTCAAGGTAATAGAGGTGTCCGTTGTTCCTATTCCGGAGCCAGCCAAATAATAAGTTCCAGCCGCTACCGGGTAATAAGCCCCGAATTCTTGGGCTTCTCTGCCTGCCAGTTGAACTTCCACCTTTTCCATCACCTTTTTTGTTATATAATTGTTGTAGCCACAGCCGACGGCAAAAACCGCCAATAAGGCAATAAGACCGATTATGATTTTGGATATTGTTTTTTTCATATGTTTTGTGTCCTTTGTTGATTGACCTTTAGCCGATTGCTTTTAATTTGCTTCCGGGAGTGGTTCCCGCTAAAATCGGGTTTCCGCCAAACGCCAATAGTTTCCAGTAGGCGTCCTCCGAATCCGTGCTGTATTCCGCCTGAACCTCGTAGAATTCCCCCGCCGGCATCGTGTGTATTACCCTGAATTTCGGGTTTTCGGTTGCTTCTTGGTCTCCCATTGACTGGTCTCCTAAAGATTCATCCCCGAGAGACCCGCTTGATGTCACCTCCTCTACAATATCCGTGTCCGAGCCGTCTATTTTCCCTGTTAAAACCTGCCGCCAGCCTAAATAGTCAAACCTTAAAGTCAGAGTTAAAACTGTTGCCGGCGAAATATATCCTTCTGTAAACCACTCATCCAGTTTTTTCTCTTTGCTCCTGACGCCGTAATTGCGGTAGGCAAATCTTGCTATTGCCTTAAAACTGTTCCCGTTGTCGTTTTTCCCGTCAAACAGTTTGTAGGTTTCTGTGACTCTCCCGGAGTGCCCGCAAAGGTCTCCGTCTATTATTGAAAACTTTTTAACAGGCAGAATTTGGGGAGGCTGCCAGAATCTTGTCATTGAGCCGTCTATTTCCTGTTTTGCCTCGTTTATCCAGACGGTGTCGTTGGCAGGGTCTGAAATATAAATCCTGTTTTTGTGAAAAATAATATCCCCTCCTGAAAAATCTCCGTCGTCAAAGTCAGGCTTTATCGGGTCTGACAAAACCTTTAAGGCAGGCGACTCTAAATTTTCAAGGTTTCCCAGCATAACCAACTCGTTGTTAAAATTGAGAAAAACCACATAATCCCCTATTCTTTCCGTTAAGTCCTGCGATTGAGCCGCCATACCTGCTCCTGCTTTAATCGGTTTTACTTTCAAAATCTCGGAGATGGTTCCCGAAACATCCAACTCCTGAAACTGGGAGACATACCATAAGTCTCTGCCAGCCGCTATCCACATCTCCTCTCTTGTCGCCACCAAAGCACGGCAGACATCGTCAATCGTTAAAATCTCTCCTTCTCCTGACACTCTCGGCGAGGAGCAAGTATAATCAGTAAAATCAGAATTCTTTGAGATGTAAATCAGCCTTGACTGGTTTGAGCCGCACCATAACTGGTTGTTTAACACCGCCAGAGAAGTTACCTTAAACCCGTCCGCTGGGACATCGTTGTTCTTTCTGATTGATTGAACCACTACCGCCCCGGCGGTAAAACTATAGGCGGTAGGGTCCGGCGTTACCCCTGTCAGGGTGGTGGTGTTTTCTCCTCCTGTATAGGTAAACTCCCTCCAAGTTCCCGTGTCGTCCAAAATCCTGATTTTTCTTGTGCCGCTTGTGTAAAATCTCTCCTGAGCCCAAGTGGTAGATCCCTGCTTGGTAATCGTGTTTGAGGTGCAGGAGGCAAAAGTAGTAATCCCGCCCGACCAGTCCCACAAGCAGTCGTTGCCGTTGGCAAATATCAGTTTGTCAATCTTTTCCGTGTCATCCCATATAGTAGCGTAGACAAAATCCCAAGCGGTAAATCCGTCAGCCAATTTTGTCCACGCTCCTAAAGAGGATGTGTAAATCTCCAAAGCGTCATCATAACTTCTTAAATTGATTACCCCCCCGCTTGATGTATACCAGTCAAAAGAACTTTCAATTTCTTTTCTGTTTGAATTGGACGCTCCTACCAGACTATATCCGCCCCTAATCTCAACATTTCCGTCATCGCTGATTAAAACATTCTGGCTTCCCTTTACCAAAGCCCCGTTGGGAGCATTTGTCGGGTCTATCTTTGAAAAATATCCCAAAAACCTTTTTGTTAGAAAAAACTTTCTCATATTTTAGTCATATATTTTAATACACATTCGGGTCCCAGTAAAAGTCAACCTTTTTAAGCGCTTCCGACGGAAATTGCTCCTCATACAGGTCATACAATCCCGGGATGTTCCCTTCGCCGTATAATTCCCTTTTAAGTTCCACCCTTAAGGGGACGTTTTCGTCAGGCTTTATCTGGTCTAAAGCGCCCAGCGCCATCTCGCTTAAATAAATCCTGTAAGCCGAGAGGTCTAAATTGATAATATCGCTGTCAGCGCTGCAGTTCTCCTTCCAGTTTCCGCTTGAATCCTGAAACATATAAGACGAATAATACTCTATCTCGTAAATCTTGCCTAAAGAGCAGGTGATTTTATCTATCCTGATGTCCGTTTCTGCTGTTCCGTCGTAGTTTACCGTAATCCTCACATAATCTATTGCCGAAGGGTCAACCGTTCCTGTTTCGGTTGCTCCGTTCCAGTCAAATCTTATTACATTCCAGCCTGTTTTGAAAGAACTTTGGTCGTGGGGAGAGGTGGCGGTAGCCGTCCAATAGTTGGAAGTGTCGTTTCCCCATCTTAACTCAATTGAACTGATAATAGAGGGGTCGGGCAGATAAATCCTCACCCATAAAGAGCCTACCTCGTCCTCGTCCTCCAAGTCCACCTCTGTCATAGTTGAGTTTTCAATATAGCCTGCCGAACCGCCATCCTTCAAGTCAAAATTAAGCGAAGCCGAGCCTGAATAGTAATAAAGGGTGTCCCTTGTAAGATTGTCCGCATCTCCTCCCGCAGACCAAGTTCCATTGTCGGTAAGGCTTTCCATCGAGTGAATTGTTTTCGGCGTTTCAATAGAGGCGGATAGTCTTAAAATCTTTGTTCCATCCTTGTCCCTTACTGAAAAGGTTTCTTTAGTAAGGTAAGAGCCAAACCTTTGGCTGAACCTTTGGCTGAAAATATCCGCCTTTGTCCTTCCCGCCTGCGGGTAGATGTCTATTACCTTGTCCCCTTTCAGGTCGTCGGGAGCGGTATAGTCGTAAATATCCTCGTGGATGGCATTTGTAATCTGTCCTATTCTTTTTGTTCCAACAGGGTCTATTCTGGTTAGAAGTTCTTTTGCCTTTCTGTTTGCAAGATGGTAGAAATTCTTAACCTTGCTCAAATCCGTCCCGCCAAGCATTCCCGCAAGGTGGTCTTTTAAGTTGGCAATGGTGTAAGCCATTTTAATAAACCGTTATTCCCACTGTGGTTGTGGTATCGGCAATCGCCCAAATAGGACCATACCAAATGAATTTGTCCGGATACATCTCAAAACAGGGTCTCGTGCTGGAGGAAATAAGAATTCCTTTTCCAAGTGCCACGCCGGTGCTTGTAGAGGTAAAATTCAGCCAGACATTTCCGCCGCCCTTAACGCAGTAGGAGATATACTTGGCTCCTTTGTGTCCGTCTGTTGTTGTTGCCGCTGATGTTCCCACGCTTACAGATGAATTTGCCGCTCCAGAAGTTCCAATATTATAACTCCCAAGCGGAACAACAGGTCCGGGCTGCAGCGCCTGCATAATCAGGAAGATTCCCAATACGCCGATTATTAAAAATATGATTAAATCTTTAGCATCCATCTTTTTTATGTTTATGTTTTTATTTATCGACCTTTTTGCTGTTCATCTTGCCTCGTCGTCAGGGGGAGACGAGGCAAACTCCCCCCGACAGACGAACAGCACAAGGAAACTGTTTATTGGCAAATATCCGGTTTAGTGGTCGTGGCAGAAGAGGAATCCTCGGCAGGGCCGTTTCATCCTCCCTTAACCGCTATGTAGTTCCGTTTGAAGCCACCGCTCCTTCCCAAGTTCCAGCGTAATACATCTCTCGGTAAGCCGCCCGGTATACATATCGCCTCTTTTTGTCGTACTGCCAAGGAACCATCACCGTATTAAGTTTCTCCCGGATGTCTCTGGTCAATTCGTGCTCCTGACTGACGAGATAGTAAGCAGTATCCGCATTGGTATAGTCGTTGTAGGTTCCGCCTACATAGGGCTGTTCAAAGACCCGCAGACCGTCAAACCTCAACGAGATATAGTTCCTGTCGTTGTCAGCCGTTCCCGGTTCAAGTTCCGACTCGGTATAAGTCAGAGCCTTTTTCATAAGGGCTGGAGGAACAAGCAATGCGGCTGCTCCATGCTCGCCTAAATCTCCGTTTTGGTCTTTCTGCTCGTAAAGTTTCCGAACCAAAACCTCAAGATTGTCGGGAGACAAAGCGCCAGTCTCCAGATTGTCAATCGTGTCGCCGTTTAGGTTGGTATGACTGTTAGACCACAGATAGGCGCCATCCGGGGTTGTAGTGGTGTCGAACCCGCCGGCATAACAAGTATCAAAGGCGTACTTGTCTTGGGTTGTCCGGGCTTTCCAAGCAAGTTTCTTCACATCCCTTTGGACCAGTTCAAATTGGTCGTCGTCGTAAAACTCTTTCGGGATATAAAGGTCCTGAGCGAAAGTCTTCACCTCAACAGTCATCTTGTTGGCTGTTCGGGGTGAGGCTTCTACAGGCTCTCCTTCCTCGGCTGTCTCTTCAAACAAGCCCGGTCCCATGTGCTCGGCAAGGATCCTTGCGGCTCTGTCAATTCTCTTTATTTTGAAGAGAATTGGGTTGTCCGCATGAGCAAATCCCCACCTCTTATCGGGTTCGGTGTAAGCCACGTCCAAAATCTCATCAAGTTCAGTCTTTACCGCTTTAGCGTTTAATCCTGAATTTAAACTCATAGGCTATTAATCCATGGTCTGACCAGTCAATGGCGCCGCATGAGTAGCGTTGGCGTGAACAATGACATCCAAGGTTCCCTTTTCAATGTCGCCGTCAATAATGCACAGGCCGTGGACGTTGGGATCGCTCCCTTCGTCCTCATCAATGGTAAAGATACCGTTGGTGCCTGAACTTGAGGTGACATCAAAGGTAACCCAGTCGTTGATCACACCCGCCAACTCGGATGCGGTATCCACGTTGGCAGAAGTGGTTGGCTTGCCCCTTAAAACCGTCTGATAAGGCAAAAGGGTAATAACCTCCACTTCTCCATCGGCGCTGGCGGTTTCAGTTGACTCCTTCCTCGCAATTCCCACAAACTCATCTGTCGCAATCTCCGGGTCGCCGGTAGCAACAGGAATTACATAATTCCCGCTGACCTTAACCGGCTCGCCGGCTTTGATGGTAGTGGTCACGCTGGAAGTAGTTCTGTCGTCCACCTGAAAAACCAGAGTAGCACCGGGATTTTTTACCACCTTGATATCGTTTTCAACCATCTTTGGTCAGATTTTTATCAGATTTTTACCTTCCCGACCAGCCCGGCTCACGACCTTGATATTTATATTGCCGGAAGCAGAGTTATTTCAGTTGCCCCAAATCGCTAAGGTCAGAAATATCGTATTCCTTCCCACGGGGACTGATTAGTCTTCCTTTCTGACTGTCCCACTTCCAACCTGATTGAATAAGACGCTTGACATGAGGAGCATCGGGCATAGGGTATCTGGGCGCTGGCGGTTTTTGTCCTCCCCCTCCAACAGAAACCTTTTTCTGCTGGCTGGTCAATCCTTTAAGGAGTTCGCTGAATTTTGCTTCAAACCTCTTGGTTATCTGTTCGGTATTCTGCTGAAGCAGTTCTTCAACTTCCTCCCGGGACAATCCGCTGCCGCCCATCTCTTCCTCTAAATCAACTCCCATCTCCTCTGCTCTCTCCTTTATCTTGCGGTATCTATACCCGAGCTGCTTAAAATCAGCGTCTTTCTTTTTCAATTCCTCCCGCAGTTTCTCCATCTCCCTCTTTGCCTTTTCCAGTTCTTCTGTTAACTCTGCGCCTTGGTCGGTGCTGCCACCCGATTGAGTTTTACCTTCCTCGGTATTTTCCTCAACCGGCTGGACTTCGGTTTCTTCGGCTGGAGTAGCCCCAGAGTTTTCCTTCTCTGGATTTAAGTTCTCTCCGTCAGACATATATTGTCCTCCCTTTTTACGGCAAGGGGTCAGCCGTTGAGCACCTCCTGTTTAAGGGAACAGGGACCCCGACCTTATCTCGGCCTGTCTCGGTAGCCGGGAGGGGGACTGCCCCTCTTTCCTCTTTTTAGGCAATCTCCTTCTCGGCTACCGAAACTATTCCTCAATCTCTTTGGCAGGTCCTATTAAAGATTTTAAAAGTTCTTTTTGGGTTCTGATGACATGCAGTTGAATTCTCCCAAGGTAGATATCCAGTTCGTTGTTCGTTCCTTCCTCAAACATCCTTCGGCAGGCGTCGTAAACCAAGGGCTTTTCCAAAACTTCCTCCCATAAAACTGAATTAAGCAGAAGTTTGGCATCTGATTTAAGTTGCTCGGCTTTTTCGTCGGGCAAGCGCTCTCCGTTGATGTAAATTCCGTCTGGTCTCTCTTCAAACAACTGGTCTGCAGTTACTATCCTGAAGACATCCTTTGTCAGGTAAGCGATAAATCTCTTCCGCAGGGCGTTGTAAATCTTTTTAAGCATGAATTACTTTTTTGCTTTTTTGGTTTTCTTTTTGGCTTGTTTTTTGGTTTGTTTTTTGGCTCCCTTCTTGGCTCCTTTGTCGTATACTCCGTATATCTTTACATGGTCTTTGATTACCTTGTTTGGTCCTTCTACATAAAATCCCCCAATTCTTTTGTATTCCTCGGCTAATTTTTCGTCGTTGTCTCCGGCAACTCTTTTTGCCCGAAGGTATTTTTCTTTGTTTAATAGTGCGATTGCCATAAAATCAATAATTTTTTCTATTAAGCGACCTTTAGACCTTTACGCCGTGCTTTTTGCAACACTTGGCAAAGTATCCTTTTTCCTGCCCTCTGGCTAAAATTCGGCAAGCCCTTTTTATAATTTTTATTTTTTCCTCCCTGCTTAATCCCTTGGCTTGGGACAGTCTTGCTAAAGCGTTGCGGGCGTGAGGTTTGTCCGGCATCGGAAAGCGGTATCTTTTAATTACTTTTTTTCTCTTGCCTCTTTTTTTCTCAATAATAGTGGCTGTTCTTTTTCTAACAGGGGTAGCAATTGTTTTCCCTTTGGTCTTTCCCTTTTTCCGCATATACTTTTTGGCAGACTTTTTAAGCGCTTGCCGAGCCTTTCTTAAGTTTTTAATCCAGGCCCTTTGCTTTTTTGAAACCATATCTTATAAGGCTTCTCTCTCTAACATGCCTGCCAGCGACCTTGGAGAGGAAGGTTCGCCTGTTTCCGGCGACACCGCTCTCTTTTTGATTTCCGGCAGATTTAATATCTGGTTTTGGATAAAGTCTCCTTTTCTCATGTATTTGTCAACTTCTCCGCCGGTCAGCGGTTCTACCAAGAAGTCTCTCGTTACCTGCTCTTGGTTGATGAAGGGGTTTTGAATTAACCTGTCGTATTTTTCAAGTTTTAGAATTTGCTCAAAGGCTTCGTTTTTTGGCAGAAGGTTGCCTGTCTCAACATAAATCAAAAACTTTAATCTCCTAAACAGAGCAGGGTTTACCCGATACAATCTTAATTCTCCTTCTGGTCCGCCTTCCTCCGCCAAAACCTTGAAACTTTCTCTTTCCCTTTCTTTTTCGCTCATAATTTTGCCGATTAACTCCCCTTCAAATCTAATTTTTCTGGTAATTGTCCTGCCGTTTTCGCTCTGGTTGGGCAAAAGGAAGGTTCTGTAGGTCATCTGAACCGCTCCGCCGGTTGTCTCCTGAATATGAGCGATTGTCAGATGGTTTATGATGATATCAACCATCAACTCGCCGAACTCTTTTACCATAGCGGCCACCATCTTACCAAAAATCCCCAGTTGAATTCTGGCGTTCCTTTCCGCTCTGGCTATTTCAAAGGCTGTCCTTTTTTCGCCAGCGACTTCTCCTTCCAAGGTTCGGGAGACGCTTGTCTCCTCCATAGACTTTTCCGTTAGAGCCAGTGCGTTTACCGCTGCGTTCAGATTTCTTTGGGGGTTTAACGACTTGATGTCCGCTTCTCTGGGAAGGTTGGTTACCGCTCCGGGGAACATGATGTTGGAGCCAAGTTTTTTCCCGCCTATTACCGCTGTCGGGGGCATCGTTTCAAGCCAACTCCCGTCAATAAACAGCCTCCAGATTTTGTCAACCAATTCTTGGTCGTTTGACAATTCAAAAGCGGCTGACTTGTAGAAGTAAAATCTTTTTTCATCTATCGGGTGATAGCCGAATTTTACCAAGTTGTATTTAGGAGCGCCCCGGTAGTCTCTATGGCGGATAGGATTGTTTTCCACATCCTCGTCTCCCATGTAGATGCCGTTGACATAGTGAACCTCAAGATCCTCCCTGCGGTTTTTGTAGATTACCACCTCGCATAAACTTCCCAGTTGGTCGTCCTTCTGCTCGTAAAACATGCCGGAACTATCCTCTAAAAAGCATCTTACTCCGGGCTGGACATATTGGAAGTTTGGATGGTCTCCGTAAATTGCCTTTGCTTCGTCGTATTCTACAAATTTTCGCCTAATAATAAATCTCTGCCTTTGGAGATAATACTCGTAAGGATTGGCAATTAAAATCTCATCCGCCGGGATGTTGTGAACCTGAAACCCTGAAATTGTCTCGTCTATCATCTCCTCAAAGGTTATTTCGCCTTTTTCGTTTCTTTTGCGGATTTTTTGGACTGCTTCTACATACTCCGCCTCCAAGTAAGCCACTGGGTTGACCAAAGCGGCAATAACCGCATAAAGGAAACTAATCTCATAGTCTGAATTTCTTATCAGCCACTCCATGAGGTATTTCATAATCTGAGCTGCCTTTTTGTCCAGTTCGTCCATGTCGTTTTGAGCAACCACCTCGGGGTAAAGCATAAGGGCAATCACATGGGCAGCAATAGCAAGCAGTTTGTTTCTCGTAATAGGTCTTATTCCGTTCCAGCGCCATGCTATTGTGGGGTCGGTACTCTTTGGCTGGACATAGGAGTTGAAGGCTTTTTGGTCAATATTCATCCTCTCTATCATGGACTTGTTGTTGAATTCCGTAAACGGCCTGTTTAAGATGTCCCAGCCAATAGTGTAATCGTCTCTTATCATCTGGGTAAGTCTTTTTACCTCTTCCGAGGGCTGATACTCAGACGGGGTCAGTTTTTCGTAATCTATTGAGCCGTCTTGTTTTAGCGGTAATTGACCAATCATGTTTTTTATTAAAAAGCGGGCAAACCAATTTCTCCAAGCCAAAAAGGCTTAGAAAAAGCAGTTTGCCCGCTAATATGGTTGAGCCTATGCCCGCCAATTAGTTGGGCGTATTTTCCTCTATATTATCAAAATCAAAAACTTTTGTCAAGAGGGTGATAAAATCCCCGTTTTCTTCTTTTCCGTCCAGCCTTAAATCGGCTCGGGCTTCGCTTATCATGTCAACATCATAATTGTGAAAAGTAATTTTAATCTCGCCCTTTTTTAAATACTTTCTAAGGGTATGAATTATTTTAAAAAGTTGAATTTCTTTTTTCGTGAATTTGTCGTTCATTTAGCCTCTTAACTCCTGCCAGTTTGGCAGATAAACTTCCGCTTCTTCTTCGTTCTCTTCAAAGTTTGTCACCGCCCAATATCTTAGCATGTCAGCGGCGTGGCTTGCCCAGTCATGAAGCGGTTTCGGCTTAAATTCTCCCATCTTCTCATTCCACTCCTTGCGGTAAAGGGCTATTGCTTTTAGAAACTGGGCGCATCTTTTCTCATCTATCCAGAGAGTGTTAAATCTCATCCTTACTGCGTTTATTCCGTCGTTTATATGAAGATTGGGAACTATCTCAAAATCAATTCCTAAACTTTTTGCCATCTCTAAACGAGATTTGCCGCTTCCTAATTCCCTCACTCTAATATCGTGAGGAGCAAAGTGTCCCCCGTAAACATATCCCTTTTCTTGTAAAATCTGGGCGTAATGGGACAACCCTTCGCCTGAGGCTTCGTAGTAATCAAACAAGTGCCACTCCTGTCCCACTTTTTGGAAAAAGCCAATTGCCGTTGTATCCGACACTCCCAAATCCCACCAAGTGTAAACAGGTAAATCTTCTTCGTAAGGCACGTTTCCTATTCTTCCTTCTTCTCTGGCTCTTTTTAATTGGTTAGTGTAATAAGCGCCTTCTGGTCTTGGTCCTGTCCAGTAGCCGTGCCGCCAAGCGTCTTTTAGTTCTCCCTCCAGCCCGTCCAAGAATTTTACATACTCGGGATTGATTTCTATCAATTTCGGGTTGTCGTCCACGGTTGCAGGAATAAAAACTCTGTCCCTGCCCTCTTTCTCGTCAAAAAAAGAATAAATTTTGTTCCTGTCTGGGTAGTCTGGAATTCGCCATCTTTCTTTTACCCAATAGTGCCCTGCTTCCAAAGGATTTCCTGTGCAAAAGACCTGCGGTTTTATTTCAGGGATACTGCTCCTGCAGGATGATATTAGTTTTTTATAATTTTCCTCTCGGCTAATAAGCGTTAACTCCTCTATCAGCATTTTTTGATATTCGTGTCCCAGATATTTCGTATAAGCCTGTTCGTCTTTCAAATGTCCTGTCCTAATAATTGCCCCGCTTGGAAACCTAAATTCTGGCGGATTTCCTACTTTTTTTGCCCCTGTTGGCTTATACATCCAACTTGCCCTATCAATCCAGTCTCTTAAATCGTCCGCATTTCGTCTAATAACCAAAGCCCTATATCTCGGGTGATCTTTGTCGTATAAAAGCCAAGCAATACCGGCGTCTGTTTTGCCCCCGCCCCGGCTTCCTCCGAAGAATATCTCAAATTCAGTCCTGCTTAAGACTATTGCCTGCTTCGGTTGTGGCTTCCAGTGAATTTTCATCTTTCTTCTGTTTAGCGGGTAAAATTATTACTCCAAGTTGCTCACCTCCAGAGGTTAGGTCTACTTTTTCTGTTTGCTTGCCGTAAATTCTGTCTCCTAAATAGGTCAAAATCCTCGCCTCTTTTTTGGAGAACTTATCAAATCTTTCCATCAGTTCTTTAATCGCTTTCTCTTTTGAAACTCCTTGGCTCTTTTTGTAGTTAAAATAGTCCTCAATAAAGTTGCGGAACTTTGTTTTTGCGCTTATTTCGCCTTTTTGCTTGACATGTCGGCGAGGGTCGCCTCCCTTCTTGAAAGGTTTTAGGTTTTCGGGTTTGTTTGCCATATTAACTCAAAAATAACTGAATTCCTAAGCAGGTTAGAAAATCACCTTGAACTTTATCTCCAGTGCTTTCTACGGCGGGGCCAAGTAGGCTTTTTCCCTGTCCTTTTACAGACTCTTCTTCTTCTTCCTCGGGGCATAATTACTTTTTCTTTTTCTTTAAGGTGTGGAGTTCGCCTTTGTAGGTTTTTCCGTTTGGCAGAAAGCAGATGTTCCTGTATTTGCCCGCCGGGACCTTCCACCTTTTGTTTGGTCCGGTAATTCGGCGAACCTTGCCTTTTCGTTTGACGCAGTTAAGAAATCCTTTTGGCATCGTTTTGGCTCTTTTTAATAAGCGACCTTTTATATTTTTTCTATGGCTGACATAAGGCGTCTGATTTGTTCTTCTTTTTCTTGGATTTTTTCAATTCTTTGTTCTGTTTTTTCTATTTCATCGTCTTGTTCTTTTAGTTTCTTTTTGAGTTTGAGCCAGTCGTCTGATTTTATTTCTGCGTCCAGAAGTCTGGTTATTTTTTCTCTTGCGTCTTTCTGGTTAAATAAGAGTTCTGTCTGCGCTTCGTAGTCTGCCGAGACTGCTAAATAGGCTTGGTAGAGTTCTTTTAACTTTTTTCTTTTCCAGGTTTCTTTCCAGTATAATTTTAACAAATAGTTTATTAAAGAGTCAATTATTTTTCCCATGGCTTTTCGGCTAAATACTCTCCTAATTCTTTGAGGGGGTCGGCTCGGTTGAGAGCAATAGCCGCTTCTACGGTAATAAGGGTCTGAGCAAAAGAACAAGCGTTTTGAAGGGCTACTCTTACCACCTTGGCGGGGTCTATTATTTTTCTTTCGTCTATTTTAAGGCTTTCGCCGGCGTTTTCCTGTATTTGCTCATAAGGAGCGGACAGGGCTTCTTTGAGCAGGCTGTCGTTCGGCATCTCGTCGGCTATTCTTTTAAGACATAAGCCGCCTCCAGGGACAATTCCTTCTTCCATCGCCGCCTTGCAGGCGCAGACCGCATCTTCAACCTTTAGTTTAAGATACCCCCGCTCTACATCTGTTTCAGTTCCCACCTCTATTAGTCCTACCCCTCCTGACAGGGCTGAAATTCGCCTGCCTATTCTTTTTCTGAACATGTCTGTTTTTTCAAGTTTTTGCTGTTCTTTCAGGTCTTCAATTCTTTCTTGAATTTTCTTTTTGTCTCCTTTTCCTTGGATTATGAAGGTGTCGTTTCTGTCTACTACGATTTTTTTGGCTCTGCCGAAGTCGTCCATAGTTACTCCTAATTTTCGGAAGTCTCTGTCCTGCGCCGGGTCAAAAAAGGTAGCCCCGGTATAAATAGCCACATCTTCCATCTCTTCTGTTGTTAAACTTGGCGCTTTGACGCATAAGCAGTAGAATGATTTCTTTTGAAGGTTGATAACCGCAAAGGGTTCAATTTCTTTGCTGAAACTATCGGCTATTACAACCAAACTGGTTTTGCCCTGCTTTAATAATCCGTCGCATACGGCTTTTAATTCAAACTGGGTCTCTATTTGTCCTTTGAATACTAAAATTAAGGGGTCTTCAATAATTGCTTCTTTGCGGGGAGTAATAGCCAGTTTTTCGGAGATATATTTGCCCTTGATTTTCATACCGGAGACTACTTCTGTTCGGGTTTCAGAGGCAAAGCCTTCTTCTACTGATACATGAGCATATTTTCCTAATTTGTTTATGATTTCTGCTACTTTCTTTCCCATTTCTTCGTTTTCCAGAGAGACAATTGCTACTCTTTCAACTTCTTCTTTCTTTTTAACGGGGCGGGATATTTTTTTGATTTTTTCTACTACTTCTTGGCATTCTTTGTCTATCTGGCGGTAGATATCCATGACATTTCCCTCTTTTCGGATTAGGTGTTCGCTTTCAGCCAGTTTTTTCCATACCTTGTCAACTATTTTTTGGGCCAAAACCATGGAGGTGGTTGTTCCGTCTCCTACTTCTTGGTTGGTTTTGACTGCCACATTGATTACAGATTGAGCGCCTAAATCTTCTACTGGGTCTTGCAAAATAATCTGCCGAGCAACTGAAACGCCGTCGTTTGTGATCCTCGGCACTCTGCCGGGTCTTTCAATTATCACATTCCTGCCGGCGCTTCCCAAGGTTAGTTTTACCACATCGCATACCTTGTCTATTCCTTTTTTTAGTTTCTCTTTCTCGTAGGAGATAAGAGTATATTCTGATGATTTTTGGTATCTCATATGATTTTATTTTTTTATTTTGACTTGGAGTTGTTTAATTTGTTGTTGTTTGTTGGTCATATTCCTTTGTCATTCTCTCTATGTTCTCTTTATACCACTCTATTGTTTGAAAACTTGACAGGGATTGCTGGGCTTTTTTGGTTAATTTATTATACCATCGTTTTCCTCGTGTTTCAATTATTTTGTTTTCTATTTTTTTGGGGTCTTGATGGTGTAAAAGGAAATGGCATCTTTTGCATAATGTTATGTGGTTATCAGGGTCATATCTCAAGTGAGGGTAGGACTTCTTGTAATAAAAGTGGTGTCCTTGTAATCCATCGGTACTTCCGCATACTTCGCATCTTTCTTTTAGATAGAGATTGAACCATAGTTTATCCGCTTTACTTCTCAATCTCTTCTTTAATCGCTGTTCTTTTGTCATAATCCACGCTGTCTATTTTGATTTCGTTGTCGGGAGTGTAGAAATCCTCTGTTAATTTTTTATATAATACCCGCCAGTTTTCGTCAACATTCCCATCTTCAAAGGCTAATTCCTTCAACCTTTTTCTGATTTTCTTTTTTATTTGATTTATTATTTTTTGTTTGGTTATAGGTTGTTTTTTAGGCATAATCTAATAAAAGAAGTGCATCTTTCTTAATTTCTGCTTTTGGCAAAAGGGCTGGATTAAAAGGTTCAGTAATGATATGCTTCCCGTTTTTGGTTTTATATTCTAACAAAATTTTTATACCTAATTTTCTTAACTTCATTTTAATCTGACTTTCGTCATCATCTTCATCTATGTCTATTAAAAACTTCGTTTCGGCTCGTGATTGTGGAATCATCAATGAACTTAAAAATCTATTTTTAATATCCAGATAAAATCTTATCCTGCTTTCCTTGTCATAGTAATCAGCCTCAAGTTGCCTTCTTTTGAATTCTCTAATACCTTTTTCTATGTCTCTTTTATTAACACAAGAATATATCCTCAATGTTTTTTCGGGATGCCTTTCTTTAATATCCAATAACTCATTAAGAATCTTTTCAAATTCTTCTCTATTTCTTGAGATTTTTCTTATAGCCCCTCTATCAGGTTTATTACTTCTTCCACCCTCTTTATTCCTTTGAGTTAGCATTATCATTCTCACTCCATCAGTAAAGCCTTCAAATCGTTTCATAATCTCTTTAATTCTCTGTTTTAGAAGTTGTTTTTTAGCCATTTTGCTTGGGTTTAGTTTAATAATCTTCATATTCTTCGATATATTTGAATATTCTTCCCAAATCTACATTTTCTCCTAAATATAAACTTCCTGCCGTCATAACAAGCCATTCTTTTTCTTTTTTTGACAATTTATTCCATCTTCTTTTTCCAACTAAATCAATCCATTCCTTTTCTGCTTCCTCGTAAGGAATTTTCCAATTCCTTCCTTTGTTTTCATTTGTTAGATTGTAAATTATTTTAAATTTCGGTTTCTTCATAATAATCTTCCCAATCTCTTATTTGATAAACCACCCAACAATTAGGAAAGTTTTCATATCTTTTAACCTCCCAAAAATGTTCTGCTATAAAATCTCCTACTGTTCTTCCTGCATGTTTACCTCTTAAATAACCTGTCCATAACCAAATATCATCATAATCTATCTCAGCCTTTTCACCAGAGGATTCATACGACAATGTTATCTTTCCAACTTTTAGTTTTAACAATATTTTAACTAACCACTTTGGAAATCTTTTTTTCATAGATTTTCTTTTAGCCATTTTGCTTGGGTTTGGTTGATTTCCGTAAGCAATTCTTTAACGGTATTTATTTCTTCTTCATTCTTTACTTTTACTATTGGCAGTGTCGTCTCCTCTATAAAGTGTTGAATACTCTTTTTAAATAACTCCACTATCTTATCTATCTCTTCATCCGTCAATTTTAGATAACCCGTGTCTCCTTTTCTTTTTGGCGGGACACTGGCTATTTTTATTATTTCTGTCCTTATTTTGTTTTTTAGAGATTTTCTTTTAGCCATTTTGCTTGGGCTTGGCGGATTTCTCCAATTGCTTCATTATAACCTTGCCTTCCCGCCTCGTTAATTTCATAATTCAACCTTCCTTCTTCTTCTGTATTTCCTGTCGTATCCCTATAATCTGTCTTATCTTCTTCTATCCTCGTCTCCTCTATAAACCGCTCAAACGCCTCTCTTACCACATCGTCTATTATTCTTTCTACTCCGATTGGAACAACTTTATCGGCGATACTTTTTTTAACGCCCGCAAGGTTAAGTATCATATAAAGGTGTTTTTTTATTTCTTTTTTGATATTCTGGTTTGGCATAGGTTTATTTAGTTTAGATAGATTATAATTTATCTATTTCTTTCAGTAATCTATTATATCTCTTAAATTTTTCTTTCATCTCTTCCTTCACATCTCTTCTTCCTTTCTCATAAGCGTCTTCCATATCTTTCTTGTATTGGGAAGTTGCTTCGTGTTGTCCTGCCTCAAATCCTTCTTGATAAGATTGAGCAACAACCTTCTCAATAAATCTTCTTAGTTCTTTTGCTCTTGCTCTCCACCATTTGTGATAAGTTAAATTATTCAATTCTTCTATTTTGATTTTCTTCCAGTTGGTTTTCTTTTCTTTTTTCATACTTTTTAATTCCCTGCCAGCCTTAAGGTCTGCCGAGCGGGATTGTTTATCTTCTTAACCCCGTAAAAATCCACCTATCCACATAGTAGAAAATTAGCCCTCCCACTAAATTTGCTATAATCGTTTGTAGCAGACCTGCACCAAGCAGATGAATTATCATATACAGAATTGGAGTTGATAATTGCCATCGGAGTAGGTAAAAGGCTAATCTTTTCATCTCTCCTCTATCAGGTATTTCTCCAAAACTTCCAACCTAAAGCCCCTCACCTCTACCCAGTTTTTCAAATGACCTTTCTTTACTTCTTTTGCAAATTCTTTTGTCGCACATTCGGGGTCAAAAGCACATTCATCTGGAATATGCCTGTAGTGATAAGAATTATACATAAATACTCCTCTGTCGTAAGTTCCATCTTTGTTGATATGGATTGCATATCTGTTTAGTTTGCTACCCATATCGGCAATCATCAAAGTAATAGTAGGGTTCAAACCTCGTTCTTTTGCTACTCTTGCTATGATTTCCGCCGTTGTCTCGTGTTTGGGTTCCAATTTAATAACTGGCAAGGGGTCATCTGCTAACGCCAAGAAGGCATCACAGGTGATATAAAGAGCATAGCCGAGAAGTCCAGAAATAACGCCGAGCAATAATAAGAATTTAATTTCGTTTCTCATACTCGTTTGAAGTATTTTGAGTTCTTTCTTTGGGCTACCTCCTCGGCGCAGTGGCGGTGGAAGTAGCCCACGAACTCCTTTTTACCTTTTACCTCAATTGTCATCTCTACCTCGTTTCTTGTTATCGGGGCGAGACACTTTTTACAGATGTGATATGTTCCCATTCTCATAATTCTATTTCTGTTGGCTTAATAATATAAACTACATTCACGCTTCCATCTTGGTTATCTAAAATCTCCTTTTTAACTATTCCGCCTTTCAATCGTATTTCTAAATCCTCCCCGAGTTCTAATTGACGGTCTATCGGGAACTTCCCGCTCACTTTCAGTAGATTTTCGTTTATAATTTTCTCCTTCATAAATTAATCCCTTAAAATAATTTTTAACCTGTCTAATATGCCGGCAATCGTGCCCGTGTTTTTTAGCCCAAGCATATCCTTCACAATCGCAGACATAACCTTCATCCTTTGACCAACTAACAATATGATATTTCCCTTTTTTTGATTTACTGGGAACTCTCCATTGAAACACAGATTGTGCCGGCACTCTTATAACCCTCATAAAGGAACATCGCTTTCTTCATTGATCACAGGAATATCTTTATCTTCCTTCTTTTCTGGAGGAACAAACCCATCTTCTCCTTCCACCCAATCCGGAGCAGTCAGGTATATAACATCTTTCAATTTCCCAGCAACATTTTGTTTTACAATCCAAACCTTTACTTCTTTGTTTACCCAGTTTCCTGTTTCGTCTCCATAGGCATCTATCAAATTATTTATAGATGTCTGATTAAACGTCAGCAACTTTTCTCCGTTTCTCGTTTCTATCTTAAAAACATACCTGTCTCCATAATCCCCAGAGATAATCTGCCCGCTATCCTTGATTGTAATAATGTCTCCATCTCTAATATCCTCTCCTTTTTTGGCCCAATCTCCTTGAATTGAAACTCTTTTTTGAACCTTCATAGTTTTTTAGTTTTATTTGTCTTTGCGACCTTTTTGGCTCTTATCTTTGAGGCAAGCCGAAGCGGATAACTGGCTTGGTCAGGCTTTGCATTCGGATTTTCATTTTCCCAGATTTGCCTTGCCATTCTGAATAAATCATATTTATCCTCTACTTCTGTAAATTTATATCCCCTTTGATTCCGATGATAACCAATCTGCAAAATTGCTAATTTTCTATTCTGCCATTCTTTGTCAGTAATCTTTAATTCTTTGTAATCTATATTTGCGTGGCTATATGCACTTAACTGCAATTTATACTCTTCCCAGATGTTTTGACCTGTTTTAATATCAACTATCCAGATTTGCCCGTCTATCCTGTAAATCCTGTCTATTGTTCCAGCATAGTCATCACCGAAAACCGTTATCTCGTTTGCAAGTAATTCTGGCTTTGTTATATCAAGCCACTCTGTAAAATCCATCACTGCTTTATATTCCTCGGGAGTGAGTTCTTCTAACTCCATCGTGGTAGGATTGATAAACTTATCATTCATTGCTACCTCTTTGCCGTCATCAATCATTTGTGTGGCTTGGTGGATTTTTGAACCTTTTTCCCCTGCTGAAATCTTTATCGCTTCACTCTCTTCCCAGCCTTTATTTGCTAACCACTTATAGAAAGCAATTCCTTTAGGGTAATAAGAACTAATCCAAGTAACAGAGGGATAGAAAATATACTTCGGTAAATTTGTTTGAGGGTCTATAACTGACTTCGCATACCATCTCTCATCTAAAGTAGTAATTTGAATAATTTTTTCTTTGTTTATTGTTTTAACTTCTCTAATTTCTTTTTTCATTTAGTTTTGGCAAGAGATTTGAGAAGGAGAAAAATGGTCGCCCAAAATCTCCTTCTCAAGTCCCTGCAACCATTTTAGCGACCTTTTAATTGTTTTTCCCGCTCCGCTTCTTCGGAGAATTCCCAGTCGTCTTGGGAGATGTCTTTTCTCCAAAGCGGCGGGATGTCCCAATAATCAAAGCCTAATCCGCAAACTCTGATTATTTGGTTTATTTGTTCTCTTGTCATAGGTTGTTTTTTAGTTCTTTGACAGCGGTTTCTATTGCTCCACGATACCGAATATGAGGGATATTTACTCCTCTCCTTCGGAGAATTGTAACTAACTGCTGTATTCGCTGTTTTGAAAGTCCGTATTTTTTGCCTAACTCTGTTGCCCCCTTGGTCCTCCCGTAGGTTTTGGCTATGTCTTTTATCATCTCTACTCTTTGTCTGAATTCTTTGTTTTCTTTGTTCATATTTTTCTTTAACGACCTTTTTGGTTTTATGCTCTTTTCCTTGAGCCGACCTTTTTGAGGGTTAGCCCCTCGTCTCTCCCTCCCGCTTCTGCGAGGAAGGAGAGCCAGAAGCCAACTATTCTAATGCCCAAGGCTGATAACCAGTATAGACATCTAACTCCCAACTCCTATCCACTCTATATTTGCCATCATACTCGTTCAGCAATATTTTATCTATAAACACTCCATCAAATACTTCTTCTTTTTCTGCTTTTTCTGCAACTCTCCTTGCTATCCTCTTTGCCCTTTCTAAATTATCTACACTCCCCACAATTTCTACACTCTTTCCAAGTTTTGTTATTGTATAAAATCTTTTTCTCTTCATATTTTTTTTCATTTTCTCTCTTCTTGGTTTTTAGGAATTTCCTTCTCCCCGACCTTTTCTGCCTTTACTATACCGCACTATCAAGTTTTTGTCAAGTCCTTCTTTTTCTCTATCAAATAATGCCTCTTGATTTTTGACACTCGGGAGGGGCTAATGTTAAACTCACGGGCGATGTCCATTAAGAAATCTCCCCGCTTTATTCTCTCAATTATTATTTTGTTTCTTTCTCTTTTTTCACGCATACTGCCCCAATTCTACCAAACTATCAAAATTTTGTCAAGTAAGTCCTATAAGCACATCTCACTAAACCTTCTCCACTTCTCCTCCTCTGACAACATTGCGTGCTTCATTGCGTCTCTCTCCCACTGCCTTGCTTTTAAGGTCTTCTCATCGGGAAGGTATTTGCCCTCCTCGTTTTGGATTTTCTGCCTGCTTCTTCTAACCGACTCGTAGGAGATAGGTATCTGTAGGAATTTTCTCTTTTGCTCGTCTGTTAGGGTGAGACCAAATCTTTCCAGCACTTTTAAGAATAACTTTTTATCAGAACTGCGGGTTTCGGGGTAATCCCGAAGGATCTCCTCAACTATTTTTTTGGATGCTCGCAAACCCTTTATCATAAGTTTTAAAGGTTTTATATCTTTGCAATTCTGCACAATGGCATTCTTCTCCTTTACTATGCCATGTGTTATATTTGCACTTCCACTGACCATTTTTTCGCCGGGTTGCATCCTCCATTGTTGTTGCCTTAAATACCCCGGTGATATCACGCCTATTGATTGATTCTCCACCTATTTCTATAAAATCACCATTAGTATTTTGTAATATCTGTTGAAATCGCCTTGCCTTTCCTTCCTCTAACCATATCTCTATTCCGCCCCTTACTAAAATACACATTAAGTTTTTAGAAAGTTCTCTTGTCATATTTAATCTAACTTAATGTACTTTGGATTTTTAAGCCGACCTTTAATGGTTTGAATTATCTTTTGGGCGTTTTTGTAAAGGTATTTGAAACTTGTAAGGTTCTTGCCGTGAAAATTGTCTTGTAGCCCTGCCTGAATAAGGAATTTAATTATACTCACGCTGTCCCGCTGGGGGTAATCTTTTTTTATTCTTTTAAGCAAAAGGTAGGCATATCGGCGGTTTTCTTTAATTGTCCCGTCTGGCGAACCACCAAGTTTTTCTTTTAAGAAATCCATTAAGGAGTTTATATCAGGGTTGCCGTATGAAACTTGTTTCCCTATATCTTTTAATATAGTTATATGTTTATTATTATCTATATTATTATTAGGAATTTTTTGTTCGGGAGCATTAGCATACCTCTGTTTTTTTTGTTCGGGGGCGTTAGCATAGCCCTCTGCTAATTTGTTGGCATAGGTGTGATAAAAATCGGGCATATTTAGAAAAATCCTCCTGCTGTTTCCCTCCTCTTTATTGACTTCCGACTTTATCCATTTTTTCTCTTCTAATTTCTTTAGTGAAAATCTAACCGTAGATAAAGGCATTTTCAGAGTTTTGGCTAAAAATTTATTGGAAGCCCAGCAATAGCCCTCTTTTTTACATAAACTTGAGATTAAAGCATAAACACGCTTGGCTTTTAAGGATATTCCCTCATCTTCCAGTAGTAAAGTTGGAATTACTACATAAAACGATTGTTCTTCTGGTTGTTTTTCTTCCATACTCCTAACAAGCAAAAAGCCACCGGCATCCGCCCACCCAGAAGGCTTGGTTCGGTGGCTTTTTACTTCCCTGGGTGTTGGATGCTCTAACCATCATAGCCAATTTTCCACCCCCTACTTTACCACATCTGCCCATCGTTGTCAAGTCCCTCTAAATCCTCTTCCATCATCGCCCAAAGAGGTTTTCTCTGTCGTCTTTTTCTATCGTGTTCTCGTTTCTTCTCAATTTGTTCGGGGGTTAGTT